CCCATTGAGTCAAAAATACAAATATAGGGCAATTCCCTATAGACATGTTTTTCGGTATCTTGCGGAAACAAGAAGCCCTGATTGAAACTATACACCCAACCTATTGGAAACAGTTTCTGCTTTACTACTCTTCTATTATAAAAGAAATTGTCAAGCCCACGATAATACCATAAAATTTGCTTCTTATACTTTAAAAAGTATTCTTTGATTGCCCTAGTATCAAGTGAATCATTCCAACGTAGAACACTAGAGTTTAAGTCTGTATATTTATGCGGGATGTGGCGAGTGTTTTCATACGAATCATCCAAGTCATGCCACCATGTCTTAACGAATGTCAAGCAGTCACCCGTTTCCCATTCTGCAATCACATCAATATTTTTCTGTATGATTACATCCAAGTCAAAGAACATTTTTTCACCTTTCTGAGTGACAATCAAATCATCAAACAGATACATTTTATTCCACCACTTTTCCATACGATTGTTCTCTGGAATGGGAATAACATTTATTTCTTCTGACAATCCTTCACCATCTTCAGTGATGCAATGAAATTGAAAAGGGCAACTCAGATGCTGCTTACAGCTATCCAGTAACTGATTTACATGAGAAGCAACATATTTGCTGCCCCATTTCACAGTATAAATGTTCATATGTAAAGCCAGTCTAGACCGAATTTTTTCACGCTCTTATATCCTAAATCGTAAATTATATCTTCACCATTGCCTCTTTCAAGCACAATGGCAGGTCGATATTCTTCTATAGTTTCAAGTGCGCCTAACAATGCATACTCTTCGTACCCTTCTACATCTAAATGCAACAAGTCGGGAGCATAGTTATAATCATCTAGTCTAACTTGAGGTATAAGCCCCTCTCCTATTACATAAGATGCGCCAGCGTTTATTGGATCTATTGAAATACTAACACCAGTAGTCTTATCACCCAATGCTGCGTTATGCATTATCACATTCTCTTCATACACATTATGCAACAGGCATTTAAAATTGTTTAGCTCTGGCTCAAATGTTATAACTTCATTTGCAAGCGATGCATACATTGACGTATAGATGCCGCAGTTACCTCCTGCGTGGACTACTGTTGAAACATTGCCTATCGTATCAATAATATCATACGGCATTGTAGCATGGAAATGTGTGTTGTCTCTCCAGCAGAAATAATCTTCTACAGGCCAAAGCCAGTTTCGATTATTCCAAACTCGTATTTCGTTCATTTCCAATGTGCCAGTAAATTTGGATCTACCAATTCATCTTGTTTCGTGCTACCTCTGCTTTCATCTTCAAACGGAAGTAAGTCAACATTGAACACACATACGATGCAATTGTCCCTGTAGATACCTACATTCAAATCATCTTCGTCCCACGACCTGCCTCGATTGTAAGAGTATGCCATCCAGCTGGGAAAGTGATCCCAGAGATCTGCGCCATATCTACCCCAACGCCAACTATGATAATTGTCGGTACCATCAGTAAATGTGAACCATATCTTTTCTTGATTTTCTAATACATCATTCCAAATAGGTTCGCACTGATCGTCACTCCAGACTTGGCAACTACCATTAGTATACGCACCATGGGAAAGTTTAAATCGTCTCGTATTCATTGGTCTAGGATCTTGCCACCAAGACTTCATCTTAGTAGGTCGCTCCAAGTTATATGTTATAATAGGAGTAAGGTCGCGTTGGATGATAACATCGAGATCGAAAAAAACAAAACGACCAGTAGGCTTGTCATGAGCAAAATTGTGAGTGTTGAAAACAAAAGTCTTAGGCCTGTCCCAACAACGAGCCATACCATACTTAAAATCTTCAGCACCAAACCAATACTTAGGATGGATATTAGGAATATCAGGAAAATCGATAACATTGATGTCGGCATCTAAACCCTCTGCATTATCGGTATAGCAATAGAAATGCGCTTCAAACTCAGATGAAGTATTTCTGAATGCCATATTTTTAAGTCGGTTCACAAAATGCGGACCGTATTTCGTACCCCACTTAGAGCAAACATAATTAACACGACGCATTACAATCTCCACACTTCTTCTTGCATATAGGCAAGGGGTTTCTCTTCAAATGTTCACTTATGTTTTGCATATCACTATTATATATTATCTCTTCAATAGGAAACTTTGTACTATCATTATACTGCATATTGAAAGGGTAGTCAATAGGATGATACGGAAATAATTTGTTTTCGGTGACATCTCTTGCAATGAATGCACATGGGAAAGTATTGCCCGCAGAGTTTATGTAGAAGTATGAACTCTTTCTTGCATCGCACCAAACAGGATCTTTGTCTTTTGCTTTTGTTCTTCTATTGCGAGTCTCTATAGTGTGATAGAACTTACGCAGAGTTTCTAAATCGACGGGCTTGTTGTTATCAATCGTGTCCTGCACAGACTGCTCTTCTTCAGATATTTCTTCAGGTGGGAGGTAAACTATTTCAGCGACATCAACATCTAATACAAGATTTTTTAATCTAGTTTGCAGAGTTATAGGGATGTTTCGCTTATTAAAGAACTCACACACCTCTGTAAAATTGTCGCACAATACAGGCTCTGCTATTTCGCATGAGAGTGTAATCCAATTTACATCGTACCCATCAAATATCTCACCGAGTTTCTTTGCAGACATTTCTTGCCCATCAATAAAGATATCGTTGAATTCGTTGCCCGTATCATTTCTAGCAGTAGACATTTGTATGATTGCACCGTCAGGCTTCTCATCATACAGCCCTTTGTACAAGTCGCTAAACTCTTCGCCGTAACTCTGAAAATATTTAAACAGCGTATTATCATCTCCCTGTTGATTCAGAACACGCAGCAACTCTTCTCTAGGCATGATGTTGTAGAGTCTCTCAAATACTTCTTCGTATCTTTCATCGTAAAACAACTCAGTCAGATTGTGGAAGTAGTATTTTTTGTACAACTCAGCAAGCTCATTATAAGTCGCATGCCAAAAGAAAACAGACGGTCCGTTCTCTTTGTACTGTTGCATTAGCCAATCTTGTCGTTGATATGCATACAGTGTATCGAAGGTCTCACAGATCTCTTCGTATGACATGTTCCATAGCATACTCTGATCAGCTTCTTTGATAGTAGTATCTTCTGGAAACGCATCGACAAATGTTTTATGCATAGAAACAAGATCACCAGAATCATAGTTTTCTTTTATGAGTTGATGTGCTTCATAATTCAAATACCGGTCTGTGATCGCTCGTTCTTTCAACCATTCAAACTGCAACCAGTTTTTCATCTTGTCGTAGTCTTTGTGATATCTACCCCATTCTCGCGTGAATCTAGGGAACTCAGATAAAAACTTATCTGCTATTTGTACATGGTCTTCTCTATCAACCATGTCTTGAATTATTTTTAGATCTTTTGTAGTGTAATCAAAGAAGTTTTCAGGCAGCTTAGGTAACCACAATCTTTCAAAGTCATCTTTACCATGCCAGTGAATCAGCAAGTCATAGTCTTTCTGCAATTCGTGCGGCTTGTATTGTACGCGATCACCTGGAACTAAGTCTGTGTTGAACAGACATATTTGCGCATCTTCTCTGTACAGATGTTCTTCAATATCTTCAGGGAATTTTCTACCCCTATTGTAAGAGTAGACAGAATCATCAGATAGAAACTTCCAAAAGTTTTTACCCACAACGTGTTCTTCACGCCAGTAGTGATAATTATCAGATCCTTTGAAGAATGTTTTAAATACAACATCTGTATTCTTAATTACATCATTGTATATTTTTTCACACTGATCACTATTCCATAGCATGACGCTAGAATTATAAGGAGTGCCTTTGATATTTTTAAATGCTCTATGATTCAGATTTGCTGGGTCATCCCAGTTACTGTAAACCATATGCGGACCAGCGGTTGCTAACTCGAAAAAGTCATCGATGTTATTTTGAATAACAACGTCTAAATCAAAGTAGCAAAAGGGTCCTTTCGTTTTTAGCCAGTAGTGAGAATTGAACAGTAGAAACTTTGCTCTGTCCCAGCAGTAATTTTCTCTGCCAAACCAGTGCTTGGGATGCAATGGCTTTATGTCAGGAATCGCTCTGACTTGTATTCCTTTCTCTAATCCAGAGGCATCGTCAGTATAGCAAAAGAATTTAAATCTCTTACTATAATTTCTATTGACCATGTGGTAAAGATTGTTTACATAATCAGGGGAATACTTATCACCCCATTTCATGCACAGAAAGTGCATCATAGTATCGTTGTCTCACATTTTTGTGTCGATCAATCCCATTCAACAAGGCGATCATATAGTCAGGTCGGTATTCAAATGATTTGTTATCATATATATAGTCTGCGCCATAGACGTATGAGTATATCAATCCTTTAGGCAATGCATTCAACTCGCATTCATGCCAAAGAAATCGATCATCGCCACCGCAATACTTAACCATGTAGTAATCTTCATCTGCTACAAATTTATCTACTATGTGATTGCAGTGACCACTTCGCCATAGCATAACGCTTGAATTGTAGTTTCCGAGATAGCTCATCATAGGGTCTGGATTAGACTCTAAACGCTTAGTCGGAAAAGTATCTGATTTCCAGTATGTGAAAGCGACAGACGCAGTATACTGACAATGCTTCCAGATGTCAACAATTGATTGCTGTAAATGGACATCTAAATCTAAGTACAGTACGTCACCTAGATCCTTTAGACCTAGCATTAGAACCTTGTTCCAATGACCATACTCAGCATCGACGGGCACTGTTTTTATGTCACTGTAAAGTCCTATAGGATCGTCAGTCAAGCAAACATAGTTATATGCGCCCTCAGTAGCGTCATAAATAGTGTTTACATCAGACGCGCTGTACTTGTTCCCATATTTCAGGGTGAGTATAGTTTTCATAAGTTTCGTGTTATTATAAATAATATAAACTTTAAGGGTGCGGTATGGCTACTATCAACAATTTGCTAATCGATCAGGGTACCACGTTTTCTATTGTGGTAAACATGACAAATCCAGATGGAACAGCTAAAGACCTGACCAACTACACACCCACTGCACACATTCGTAAAAGTTATTACACTAATACTTATACTGCATTTACAGCAGTAAAAACTGATGTTACTGGAGGCGTAATAACGCTATCTTTAACTGCAACACAGACCAGTACATTGAAGGCAGGTAGGTATGTGTATGATTTAGAAGTAGTCTCAATTGCAGACTCTGAAACGCTTAGAGTAATTGAAGGTATCGTAACAGTTACCCCAGAAGCAACAAAGTAATTCAGAAGCAAGAGGTAGCGAAATAACATGGCTAATGAAGTACAAGTACGAGTTACAGGTGGTAGCAATTCAGCGAGAGTTTCTGTCGGCGGCAGTACAATCATCGCTACTACAACAGCCGCTTCCAAGATTAAAATTGCGAAGTTAGAAGACAATATAGGAAATTTAGATAAGGGTGAAGATGGCGTAATTGCTACAGGGGAAACTCTAGTTTATAATGCTGAGACTGAGAAATGGGAATCCGTATCACTGCAAACTAAGGTCGATGAATCAGTCGGAACTAGTTCCGCAGTAGCTACTGCAATTCAAGCTACATTGGATGCAGGCGCAACGTTAGACGGTGGAACATTCGGGTCATAATAAATTCAATAAACTTAGGAGAGAACAATGGCTTCGACCATTCAAATTAAACGTGGGTCTGCTGCAACAGCCCCTACTACGTCAGACTTAGCAGTAGGTGAACTTGCATATGCAATGGATACCGCAAATGATGGTGTAGGCTCTAAACTCTACATCGAATCGACAAACAGCGGCGGTGCTGCTATTCATGCTATTGGTGGTAAGTATTACACCGATATTGTAGATGGTGCTGCAAGTGCCAACACTGCATCTAAGCTAGTGGTTAGAGATAGTTCAGGCGACTTCTCAGCCGGGACGATCACAGCTGGTCTTACAGGTAATGTAACAGGTAACGTAACTGGCGATGTAACTGGTGACCTTACAGGTGACCTTACTGGTAACGTAACGGGTAATATCACAGGTAACGTAACTGGCGATTTAATCGGCGATATCACTGGTAACATTACAGGTAATGTAACTGGTGACGTAACTGGCGACCTTACAGGTAATGTAACAGGTAACGTAACTGGCGATGTAACTGGTGACCTTACAGGTAATGCCGACACTGCAACTGCATTGGCAACTGGTAGAACTATTGCCATTACGGGCGACCTAGCATATACATCAGCATCTTTTGATGGTACTGCCGGCGTAACGGGTACTGGTACACTGGCTACTGTAAACTCAAACGTAGGTAACTTCGGTAGCACAACTGCTATTCCTGTTGTTACTGTAAATGCTAAAGGTCTTGTAACTGCGGTTTCTACTGCGGCTATCAGCACTGCATTTACTTTGTCAGACGGTTCCAACACACAGTCTGTTGCAGGCGGTGATACGCTAACAGTAAGTGGCACAACAAATGAAATCGATGTTGTTGTAAGTGCTACTGATACAATGACAGTAGGTCTTGCAACTAACCCAACTGTATCAGGTAACTTGACAGTATCAGGAAATCTTACAGTAAGTGGATCAACAACTACTGTTGATACTACAAACTTAGCAGTAAATGATCCGCTGTTTTCATTAGCAACTGGCAACGATTCATCTGATGCTGTTGACATAGGTTTCTATGGACTTTACGACACATCTGGATCACTAGATTTGTACTCTGGTTTATTCAGAGATGCATCTGATGATAAGTGGCATTTATTTAAATCACTGCAAGCAGTTCCAGGCACAACAGTAAATAAATCAGGAACAGGGTACACTGTCGCTACACTTGTCGCTGCATTTGAAGGCAACTTAACAGGCAATGTTACAGGTAACGTTACAGGTAACGTTACAGGCACAGTTTCCGATGTATCAAATCATGATACTGATGACATTAGCGAAGGTTCTACTAATCTGTATTACACAGATACGAGAGTAGGCACATTCTTGACTAGCAACACTGCTAAAACAATTAATGCGGCTACGATTGATGGCGGAACCTACTAATATAATTAGTATAAATAAAATTATGAAGAGAGGACAATACAGTCCTCTCAATTTTGAGATAATGAAATGGATGAGAAATTAATAAATACTTATGTGAATGCACTCGCATCTCAAATGAATGATTTAAACTTAGAGAATATTCTGCTTAAATCTAAACTTGCAATTGCAAATGAGAAATTGGCAGAGTATGACAACGCGCAAGTAGAACCACAACAAAGCGAGTTTGTAGAAGCAGATGTCGAACATAATAAAGCCAAAAAGAAGTAACACTGCAAACTCAGCGCCTAGTACATCAGATCTTGCGATAGGCGAAATTGCGGTAAATATACCTGACAAAACAGTGTACATGCGAGATTCGTCTGGAGCAATCCAGACTATTGCTAACTTTTCTGCGAGTGATCCCAATCTAGTTTTCCCTATAGGAGATTATGGAGATCTCAGTGCGTTATCGGTTGATGCTTTTGGTCAAGCAACAAGTCAAAGTTTTGACGCGCTAGATACTCCAAGTGGTTCTATTCAAATTGAAGATCTCGGAGGGTTGACCTAGAATGCCTACGCAACTACAGTTAAGACGTGGTTCCAATTCAGATATGTCTTCGTTCACTGGAGCAGAAGGTGAACTGACAGTAAACACTACTAATAAGTCATTGCATTTGCATGACGGATCTACTAGTGGTGGAATAGAATTTGCTAGGGCTGACCTAAGTAACTCAACAGCGGGTTGGACTGTTAGTGACGGTACTAATACTTTTACCATTGTTGTAGGAACTGATACTCCTCTTACAGTCAACGGCACATCGAATCAAATTGATGTTGCAGTAGGCACAGACTCGGTTACAATATCAACTCCTGATTCAGGTGTCACCGCTGCTAGTTATGGTAGCTCTACGGCTATTCCTGTTGTCACAGTAGATGCGAAAGGTAGAGTGACCGCTGTTACTACTGCTAGTATTACTGCTGGAGCAGCAGACACTGATGAATTGAGTGAAGGGTCAAGCAATCTATACTTTACAAATGCTAGAGCAGATGCAAGAATTACCGCGGCACTCATTGACGAAGATAACTTTTCTTCCAATAGTGCTACTAGATTGCCATCTCAACAGTCAGTAAAAGCATATGTTGATGGTACATCATATCTCACCGGCAGCGATGGTGTGTCCGTCAGTGCAGGCGTCCTGACAGCAGACAGCACAGTGGTCCGAACCAGTGGTCCACAAACTATCGCAGGTGCTAAAACATACAGCGATGACGCAGTGTTTAACGGCAACGTCACAATCAGTGGCACACAAACTATTGTTAACTCGCAGATTACAAGTTTAGCAGACAACATTATCGAATTGAACAGAGATGCATCCGGCACTCCAACTGAAGATGCTGGTATAAGCGTTAACAGAGGCTCAGCTGCTGATGTTGCGTTAATTTGGGACGAAAGCGAAGGTTATTGGGCATTTACAAACGACGGTACTAATTATACTGAGATCGGCAGTGGCGGAGGAATAGCACTAACTGATATCTCAGTAGGCGCCGCTGCACCTGCATCAGGTGACGGTGCTGTTGCTTATGATAACTCAACTGGTGTGTTTACATATACACCTCCTGCTGCTACTACATCATTTACTGCTTTAACAACTTTTGGTTCAACTACGGAAATAGCAACAACATTAACTGGTGCAACCGGTGTAGTTACTCATGACATCACTTCTAGATCGTTGTTTATACATAGTTCGGTAGCTGCTGATTTCACTGCTAACTTTACTAATGTGCCGACTACTGATGATAGAACTCTCTCTGCGGCACTAATTATTAGTCAAGGAGCCACGGGGTATTTACCCACTGCCGTTCAGATTGATGGTGCGGCTCAGACAATTTTATGGCAAGGCGCATCAGCTCCTACGTCAACTCCGAGTGCTACTGATATTGCTAGTTTTACCCTTATTAGGTTTGCTGGTGCTTGGACGGTTCTCGGAACTGTAACAGCATTCGGTTCGGTGTAAGGCGAAATATATGCCACGTATTACATCATTTTCAGGTAAAATTCTAGCAGGTAAAACACTAAAACGTTTCTTAGATCCGGTTATCCCGTTTGTCCCAAATTTTGGCTCGGTGGCTACTAGCTTTATCAATTCATTTTCAGGTGATAAAAAGTATATTGATATCACCAATGGGTCCGACAGTAATAATGGAGACACTGATGCTACTGCTTATCAGACATTAAGTTATGCTCAATCTCAGACTGCTGCCATCGGCACTGCTGTAATGTATGTGATCAAGCCAGGCGTTTATGATCTTACACCAGTTACAGTAGGCCCACAGGTACCACAATTTACTACTGCTGGGTTCAGCGATGGCAATTTACCTAGAACTTTCTTTTGTGCAGCTGGACAGGTGGTATTTCAGTGGACGGCTACCACTGCTCAACGTGATGCCGCTATGGTAAACTTACAAAACACTAATAGCGCAGTGTATGGCGCAATTCTAAAAAGAAACAACAATGGAAAATCAAACTCTTATTCTGTAGGCATGTTTAACGGTTCGACGGCATACAGCCAAGGTGACTTTTACAACTGTGTGTTTCAAGAAACCAATGCGAATGGTAACTGGGCTTTACAGTATGACAATAGTCAAGTTAACACGTCTGTGTTAAACAACTGTAGTTTTTACACTACTGAAAATGGTACAAACGACTATACTGGCGGGTCAGGTCTAATTCTGAATAATAATGCATTTAGATATGCTCCTGGCACCACCGGTGCAACGCTAACTAATGCAGTAACAGCGCAGACTATGGATGCTACTACTTATGAATTGTCTGCTAACAATAATACTCATGGCGTACATTCAGGTACATACAGTTGGGGTGAGTCTATGTGGACGACGGTAGCTCCAGAACCTCTACCGGATCCTATTTACATACAAGAAGGCACTTTAATTCAGCCTACCACAGTGGGCCCACTTAAAGAAACATTTGCTATTTCAGGCGACGGCAACACTGCTGTCTATACTAACGCATATCAGACTACCACGGCAGATTATGCAGGAAAGGCATGGTTCCTTGCTAGGACAGGCTCAAGCTGGGCAATACAGGCTACATATCAGGGTAGTGGCAACCTGTCAGGCGACCGTGATATCTACGGATATAGTTGCGCAATCTCTGATGATGGCAATACCATTGTTGTAGGCAGTAGAAGGCAAAGAGAGACTCCTGCCAACGCGGGCGCCGCTTATGTTTATAGCAGAAATGGTACATCCTGGTCACTGACGCAGTATCTACAAGCCAGTGATAAACAGGATGGTGATCAGTTTGGCAGCACAGTCAGTATATCTGGTGATGGTAACACTCTAATAGCCGGTGCCCAGTGGGAAGATGCAGCTGGCGCTGATGCTGGTGCTGTTTATGTTTATCAACGTGCCGCCCATGGCCAGGGATTTAGCAATCAGATCAAACTGCTGGCTTCTACTATAGGCCAACAAGAAGCCGGAGCCCGGTATGGATCTGATGTTAAGATCTCTAATGATGCAAGTACCCTCGCCATCGGTGCCACTGCCGACGACTCCACCGCTGGTGCCATATATATCTATACACGAAACAGAGCTGTAGATGGCAGTTTCTCCTGGCCTCACACATACAACTTCCAGGCCAAGATAAGCGACGGCACGGACCCGTATGTTTATTTCGGTGGCGGGCTCCAGTTATCGGGTGATGGAAATACCTTAATCTCACGGGACTTTACTTCTACTGCGCTTAACTTATTCACTCGATCAGACGCAACCTGGACGCAGCAAGCTGATATAACTTCGCCTGACGGTAATATATTTACATACAACAGTATGAGTAACTCAGGTGACAGAATTGTATCAGGTAGCAATATCGCGGTCGGTGATGACAACACAGGTATAGTACGATCCTTTACTAAAACAGGAGAAACCTGGGCACAAGATCCTGTGCCAATATTACCAGATGTTTCATCGTATACTAAATTTAGCAGCGTATACTTATCTGGCGATGCGCTTACATTGATAGTACGCAGTAGTGTTGGGAATTTTATGTATGATAGCCCAGGACCAACTGAGGCGTACTACTTAACAACAGGCACTGCGATTATTAATGGTGAATCAATACTAGGCTCAACGCTAACTGCTTCTAATAATCTGGCTGATGGTGATGGCATCAGTGCCATCAGTTATCAGTGGAATCGAGACGGGGTAGCTATTACAGGTGCCACCGCTACTACATATACACTAGTAGAAGCAGATCTGGACGCTGTTATCACCGTCACTGCTAACTATACAGAAGGCGGAGGTACGTCTGGCAGTGTTACGTCATTAGGTACAGATGCGATTTCTGTAGGTAATTATACTCATCCAACCTACGGAACGTTGGTTGCTACGTTTAACTCACCAGATTGGCAACCAGTTGGCGGAGTCAGTGTTACAGAAGGTAATCCACTTCCTTCAGATTCCACTAACGTTATATTAAGTGACTCAGCTTTCCAAGCTGTACGAGCAGCCACAACAGCTAATCGTGTTTGGTATGTGTGGGGAGATAATCTTGAGAATTATGCGATGGTTGCTCGCTCGACAATTGAGGGTGCTAACGTTAAGCCTGCACCTACAACAACAATCAATCCAAATAACTTTGGGTTTTTTACTAGCTTTAGAGTACATTGGTGGAGTGAAACATCAGGTGCCACTCTAACTGGAAGCGATTATAGTTTTATGGCTTATAGGGATACCAACAATTTATCGCTTTATGAGTATGGGCCAACAAAATTTTCATCAGAAAATGTTGTTCTGAACACCAATCACACCACTGGTAGATTTTATATTTTCTACCAATAAACTGGTCTTAAAATTTATTATAAATAGATGTAATATATAGGAGTAGGATACATGCCTAAACAAGTACAATTTAGAAGAGGGACAACTACTCAGAATAATGTGTTTACCGGTGCTCAGGGAGAACTATCCGTCAGCACCACAGATTACCATTTGCGAGTGCATGATGGCTCAACACAGGGCGGTAAATCTTTATTGCTTGCCGATTTAACTAATGTCACTGGAGATACTGATGATATTGGTGAAGGTAGCACCAATCTGTACTTTACTAACGCTAGGGTAGACAGTGAAATCGATTCATATTTGACAGCAGGTACTGGCATAGGCATTTCGTCGGGTACACTTACGGTTGATACTAGCACAATTGCGACAAGAAGTTATGTTGATACTGCGGTAGGGAATTTAGTTGACTCTGCTCCTGGTGCATTAGATACGCTGAACGAATTAGCAGCAGCACTTGGTGATGACGCGAACTATGCGACAACGACAACAAACGCATTGGCAGCAAAGGCTCCATTAGCAAGCCCCACGTTGACTGGAACTCCTGCTGCACCAACAGCATCTGCAGGTACAAACACCACGCAGATTGCTACTACGGCTTATGTACAAGCGGAATTGACTGCACTCAGAGCAGAACTATACGCTTACGATCCATAATAACTAGGAGATACTGATGGCTGTACTAGCATCAAGACAAGAGTTGATTGATTATAGCTTACGCAGACTGGGCTTTCCTGTTATTGAAATCAATGTGGATGACGATCAGGTAAGTGATCGCGTAGATGACGCAATCCAATTTTGGCAAGAGTATCACTTTGATGGTACCGAAAGAGCCTACATCAAACACAAACTTACAGGGTCAAAGATCACATTACAAGCATCCTTGGCTAACAACTTTACTGTTGGTGAAACTGTTACTGGTGGTACTTCGGGAACAACCGCGATTGTTGTCAGTACAGATGGTGCAGAAATCACCGTAGATAATGTAAAGCCTGGTGGCGCAACTTTTTCTTTATCTGAAACCATTACAGGCAATCAGTCTGGATATGCTACAACCACATCTTCGTCTACCGCATACTCTAAAGGCGACTTAGAAAACGGCTACATTCCTATAGGTGACAATATTCTTGGCGTTACTAGAATGTTTAAGTTTGGCGCGACAACTGGCGGCAAGTCAGACGGCTTGTTTGATGTTGATTATCAATTTGCATTGAATGACTTGTACAATTTACTCAGTGCAGACTTGACATATTACTCTATGGTGAAAACTCACTTATCTACACTAGAAAGCATTTTCGTTACTGAAAGACAAATACGATTCAATCGAAAAACTAATAGACTTTACATTGACACAGACTTTGATAAGACATTCGATGTTGGCGACTATGTGATTGCTGAAGGTCAGGCTATGATTGCAGGCACCGATTACGCTGAAGTGTATAACGACATGTTTTTAAAGAAATACACTACTGCACTTATTAAAAGACAGTGGGGAGAGAACATGAAAAAGTTTGGCGGCATTCAATTGCCAGGTGGTGTGATACTCAACGGAGATCAGATATTTCAAGAAGCGGTTGCAGAAATTCAACAGACTGAAGAAGAAATGCAATCTAAGTACGAACTTCCTCCCGCATTTATGGTAGGCTAACGTGCCAACAAATTTCTATTTTCAAAGTGGAGACACATCGGGTACCACAAGTGAGCAGTTACTTGTAGAAGACCTAGTAATCGAATCCTTAAAGATTTACGGACACGATGTCTATTACTTGCCTAGAACTTTTGTAAATAGAGATACAATCTTTGATGAAGATTCTCTATCTAAATTTACACAAGCATATCCACTAGAAATGTATATGGAAAACGTTGCTGGCTACGAAGGCGATGGTGAGTTATTCAGTCGCTTTGGATTGGAGACTCGCGACCAAGCAACTTTCATTCTTGCGAGACGTAGATGGGATGAATTGGTTGTTAGTAATAGTACTGGTGGCGATTTTGTGCAAGATGGCGCTAGACCAATGGAAGGCGATCTACTTTACTTTGGCAAAACTCGTTCACTGTTTGAAATTAAGTTTGTAGAGTTTCAGAATCCTTTCTATCAGCTAGGTAAAATTTACACGTTTAGAATAACCGCTGAATTGTTTGAATATAGTTCAGAGGAGATTACTACAGGTATTGGCGCGATTGATCAGATTGAAGATGACAATTCATTGGATCAGCGGTTGTTTGAATTGCAGAAAGAAGATGGTGACAGACTGTTGCTTGAATCTGGTGGTGCTATAATCAAAGAAGACTTCTCAGTCAAACCAGGTGTTGCAGGCGATAATCAAGATTTCACCAATGAAGAAACTGCAGGTGACATTTTAGACTTCTCAGAATTAAACCCATTTGGTGAATTAGATGTTTAAAGGCAAGCAGTTTTACCATGAGCATGTACGCAAAGCAATAATTGCTTTTGGCACAATTTTCAATGGTATTAATATTGAAAGAAAGAATACATCGGATGTAGCGGTACAGAATCTTAGAGTGCCTTTAGCATACTCTACAAAACAAAAATTCTTAACTCGCATTGAGCAGACACCGACAGTAGAATCAAGAGGCGATGTTGCAATTATTCTACCTAGAATGGGATTTGAAATTCTAGGGCTGCAATATGATCCTAGTAGAAAAATATCACAGATACAAAAACATCGAAAGACGATAAGCTCGGATGCATTGAATGTCACTCGTCAATTCGTATCAACACCATATGATATGAATCTTGCATTGTATATCTTTGCTAAGAACCAAGAAGACGGGCTTCAAATATTAGAACAAATTTTACCATACTTCAATCCTGATTTTAATATCACATTGAATGATTTGCCTGAAATGGATATAAAACGAGACATAAAGATTGTCTTAGATGGTATCTCGTATGAAGATAACACTGCTGGAACATTTGCAGATCGACAGAGTATAATCTGGACTTTGAATTTTAACATGAAATTAAATTTTTACGGTTATGTATCAAATCAAAGTGTTATACGAGAGGCTATTTCTACAATATATCAGAACCCAGACTTTCAGGGGGCATTTGTCAGACAGACGTATAGTGTAGAAGATGCAAGAGCAACCGCTACTGCTACAATTTCAGGTGATGCGGTAAACGCAATTACGCTTACTTATGCAGGTACAAAATATACAACAGAACCTAACGTTACTCTTACAGGAAACGCAAGGGCACACGCAGTTATGGATGGTGATAAGATAGGCAGCATTGTTATTGACGATGCTGGATCTGGATATGTTAGTGCGCCAACAGTTACTATAGAGGGACCAGATGCAGGGTCACAAACAATAGATGATGCATATCGATTCTTGGAGGAGTTTGATGAAACCTATGTCTAATAAAGTATTTGATGCGTTAGATAAAACTTTTGGCACAATGACTGAGGCTGAAGAAATTTCTAGGCCTATTGTTCCTGTTGGTAAAAAAGACGAACAACTAGAACATGATTTTCAGGAAGCTAGGAGTAGTTTAAAACGCGCAATGGCTTACAGTGAATCTGCTGTACAAAGTATATTAGAAGTCGCGCAAAATAGCGACAACCCAAGAGCATTTGAGGTTGCAGTGCAAGCTATCAAGTTGATGTCTGATCAAGCAAAAGATGCTATGGAAATACAAGAAAAGAAACAGAAGATCGATCTCACAGATCCTAAGCAAGCATCGAAAATAGAAAATCAAACAAACATTTTATTTAATGGTAGCACCTCTGACTTGTTAAAAGCATTGAGTGCAAAAAAAGAAGTGATTGAGCATGATTCCGCAACTGACTAATCAAGAAGCAACTTCTTACCACGGTAATCCAAATCTAAAATCAATCGGGCATAATCATGAGTGGACGCCTGAGCAGATTATAGAATATCAAAAATGTATGGGAGACCCTATATATTTTATTGAAACCTATTGTATGATTGTCACGCTAGATACAGGGTTGCAGCCATTCAAATTGTACGATTGTCAGAAAGAAAAAGTCAAATTTATTATGGACAATCGACGCTGCATTCTTATGGAAGGAAGGCAGCAAGGTAAAACAGTAACTGCGGCTGCGTGTATTCTTCATTACACTATATTTCAAGACAGCAAGACTGTTGCTATCATGGCGAATAAAAGTAAGGCGGCGATGGAAGTACTTGCTCGTTATCAAATCATGTATGAAAATTTGCCTATATGGATGCAACAAGGCGTAAAGACTTGGAACAAGGGTGATGTTGATTTAGAAAACGGATCTAGAGTATTCACTGCGGCAACAACTGCTTCTGGTATTCGAGGCAAATCTGTAAACTGGCTATACATTGACGAGGCTGCAATCATTCCTAACAATGTAGCAGAACAATTTTTTACTTCTGTATATCCTACGATTTCTGCTGGTAAAACGACAAAGATTCTTTTGACATCTACGCCGTTAGGTTATAATCACTTCTGGAAGTTTTGGAACGATTCTGTAGAGAAGCGTAACGGGTTTGAGCACATGTTCATTCATTACAGTGAGATTCCTGGCAGAGATGATGCATGGGCAGAACAACAGTTACAGCTATTAGGTGAATTGAAATTCAACCAAGAGGTATTGTGTGAATTTTTAGGATCCTCTAATACACTTATCAACGGCAAAACACTAGGATCTCTTAGTGCTAAAGTGCCAATATACTCTAAAGATGGCTTAGATATTTACGAAGAGCCGAAAGCAAATAACTATTACATACTAGTCGCTGACGTTGCTAGAGGCGTTGGTGGTGACTACTCTGCGTTTGTTGTTGTCGATGTGACACAGATGCCATACACCGTCGTAGGTAAATATCGACACAACAAGATTTCTCCGTTATTATATCCAAATATTATAGAGAAAGTAGGTAAAGACTATAATGATGCATTTATTCTAGTAGAAGCAAATGATATTGGGCAACAGGTTCTCACTATTCTGCATCAGGAAAATGAATATGAGAATATATTCACAACAGTCACAGAGAACAACAGACAATACATAACTCCTGGCTTCGGTAAAGCAGCGCGATTAGGTGTAACTACATCTAAAGCAGTGAAGAGACAGGGGTGTTTTAGTTTCAAAAGTTTGATGGAAGAACGAAAACTTCTTTTATTTGACCCAGAAATTATATCAGAGCTATCAACGTTTATTGAACGAAGTGGTTCTTATCAGGCTGACGAAGGTTACAACGATGATTTAGCAATGTGCTTGGTCTTGTTTGGCTGGGTTACAACCAACACATTTTTCTCGGACTTGACAAATGTTAATGTTAGAGAAGGTCTGTATAATTCAGAAATGCGGGCAATTGAAAACGATTTGACACCTTTTGGAATTATTGATGATGGACAACAGCAGGAAATGGAAGTGATGGGTGGAGATTTGTGGTTATTTGAAGAACCTAAATTACTAGATTTATAAATAAACAAAGTAATATAATATAACGCTAACTTAATTCGAGGAGAATAATATGGCTTTTCAGCTTTCCCCTGGCGTTCTCGTACAGGAACAAGATGCCTCAAACGTAGTTCCCGCAGTCGCAACCACTATCGGTGGTTTTGTAGGCGACTTCAATTGGGGTCCTGCAGATGAGATCATCACAGTTGCAAGTGAAAATCAACTGGTAGAGAGATTCGGTAAACCAAACACAACAGCAAATGTAGACTTTTTAACAGCCGCAAGTTTTCTTGCATATGGATCGGCTCTTAAAGTAGTACGAACAGTGGGTGCTGCTGCTAACGCAACTGCAAACGGCGGCGCGTTGCTAGTCAAAAACGAAGATGCTTTTGAAGCACTCGGTGCCCAGACTGTAGGTGTCTTTGCAGCTAAGTACCCAGGTTCTTTGGGTAACAGTCTCAAAGTAGCAATGGCAGACTCTACTACATTCAGTAGTGGATCTATTGCTTCTATTGCAGTTGATACTGCTGGTTCAGGCTACACAACTGTTCCTGATGTGGTAGTGGACGCCGCGCCATCTGGCGGTGTTACTGCTACAGCTACAGCGGTACTTGCCGGCGATACAGTAGGTTCGATAATCGTTTCGTTTGCTGGCTTAGGATACACAAGTGCTCCTGCTATAACATTTACTGGCGGCGGCGGCACCGGTGCAGCGGCTACAGCAACAATGGTTACAGCTTGGACTTACGCAAATCAGTTTGATAGTGCTCCAGGAACATCTGCATACGCTGCTAATAACAGCACATCACTAGATGAGATACACGTTATTGTTATCGACGAAGACGGCGCAATCACAGGTCGTGCAGGAACAGTACTAGAAAAATTCGCAGGCGTCTCTAAAGCATCAGACGCTAAAGATGATTCTAATCAGTCTAATTTCTACAAAGATGTAATCAACAATCGTTCTAAGTGGATTTGGGCTGTTACGAAACCAAGCAATGGCACGGATTGGGACACATCTACAGTAGGTAACGCAGCATTTGTTACTTTGCTTTCAAGTGACAGCGACTTAGATAATTCTCTAAGCGCAGGCGCAGATGCTGCACCAAGTGACGGTCAGTTGACATCTGGATACGATCTTTTTGCTAACGATGAATTGGTTGACGTAAACCTTCTTATCGGCGGTCGGCACAGTGCAATAGTACAAGACGCTATCATTGATAACGTTGCTGAAGTACGCAAAGACTGCATGGTGTTTGTATCACCGCAGTCAGCATCTGTAGTGAACAACGCAGGCAGTGAAACTACAGCACTTGTTGCTGAATTGTCTAACTACACAAGATCTTCTTACGCTTCAATGGACAGCGGTTGGAAGTACATGTACGACAAGTATAACGACAAGTATCGTTGGGTACCTTGCAGTGGTGATATTGCTGGTGCATGTGTTACGGCTGACGCAACGGCTGATCCTTGGTTCTCTCCTGCAGGCGCATCACGTGGTTCTATCAAGAATGCG